TATATTAACATAAATGTTATAAGTTGTCAAGAAGTTTTTAAGTATCTTCTAAATCAAGCCACTGATACCAGCTTGGATGTCGTACAGCAAAATCTAACTGCTTACGTTTACGTACAAGTTCATAGTATCCTGGTTGGTAAGGCTTATATAGCGGACGCCAATTTGGTCCTACTTTATCACTCTTGCTCCAATTACAAGGTTTACATGCTGTAATACAATTGACCCAGGATGTCTTGCCGCCTTTTGATACAGGCAGGACATGGTCCATTGTAAGTTCACTTTTCAGATGTCTTTCGCCACAGTAGCCACACTCATATAAATCTCGCAAAAACAAATTATTTTTGCTAAATCGGGGCCTACGTGTTTTGTGCTTAAAATCTTTCAGCATAATAACTGCTGGCACTTTTGTTTCCCAACTGGGAGATCGGACAATCCAATCGTCATACCAGTCAAGCACTGTGCATTTATCATGGTACATATACATTACTGCTTCTTTCCATTGTACCACACTTAATGGTAAGAAACTAACAGGTTGTGCGTCTGCATTCAAAACCAGGGTATCGCTCAAGTTTTAGTCCACTTCTTTGTTTTATGTATTTATTCTGGGTCTTGAGCTAAAATTTCAGTAAGCAACATATGTATTGCTTCATCTGTCCAATTGTGTTCCTGATGGAAATTACCAGTTACTGAAAACCAGTCACCGTATTCTTCTACATCATTTGGAACCAGTGGATCAAATCCGTCTTCAATCATTTGTTTACATTCTGCTCGATGCAATCCGCTTTTACGCACTGCTCTCTCTAGATTGAAGTTTATTACATTACTCATTAATCACACTCTGGAAATTTATATTCTACAATTTTACGAACTACTTTTACTTGTCCGTTAAGTTTGTTTGTTACATAGTGTTTTGGTTCATTTGCGCCGTATAAGAACAATGCTCTTTTCGCAAATCCAAATATTTCTCTTTTTGTGCTTGATAATACAGTTTCTCGTGGATCGTTATCTCCAATCTCATCGAGGTATCTTAATGCGTATAATGTTATGTCGTCTACCCCCAAGGGTACTTCGACCTTTGCCATAATTTTGCGCCCGTCTCCAGTATCTTTCGATCTCATTTTTTTGCCTTTCATTTGCCTATAGTTAAGTTATAGTGTTTTGTGCCATGACGTCTTACCATAACCTATTACTTCACATAATATACGGCAAAACGACTTATTTGTCAAGTGTTTTCTTCAGTATTATTTATAATTCAACGTATTCTAGTTTAACACTCCAGTTTACAGTGCTTGTGTCTCCACGTACTCTTATTGATAGTTGATTATTAAAGATCGCTACAGTAGCGTTCCATCCTGCGTCAATCACAGTCCAATCACTATAATTAGTATCTGGACTTGTATAAGAACTTGGAGTGTTAGCAGAAATATTATTAATTGCTTGGTATATAATTAAGTCATGTTCAACTTGATCACCAGTTGAGTATGCGGTAGTTGCGTTCCAAGGTGTTATAAATGCTTCTGCATCTCCAGTATTACGCTGGTAGTCTATACGGCTAACTGCGCCAACAAAACTATCTGCATCATTAATATCTTGTACTACGCCTTGTATCTGCCAAGCTCGATTAGTTTGAGCTTGCCCAGCCAGTACATAAATCTTAAAGAACCAAGTTTTGTTAGTACCAGGGCTAAGTACCAATCCATTAAACAATGCTGGTGTTGATGTTACATCAGTAGTTGTTAAGGTTGTATTTCCTACACCTGGTATAGTTAAATCAATATCATTAGCGTTTTCAGTAATCGTTACACTATTGTTGGACGATTTTAGTTTTCTGAATTGTAAATCATTTGTTACTCTTGATTTAAATATCTCTGCTCCAGTACCTAAATTACTAGCAGTTAGTGTATCACTAATAGTGATGTCACTAGTATTTTGTACAACACTAAGAGCACCACTAACATTAATTTTTCTGAATTCTTGTTCATTACTGACATTTTTTTGTTTGTATACTTCTACACCAGTACCTATGTTAACAAAAATATTACTTTGAGCATTGATATCATCAATTGTTGCTATATCTCTCCAACTATTTGTACTAGCATAATATGCTTCTACTTCATTAGTTGTGTTGTTGTAGCGTAACATACCACTATTAGCTGGTGTTGATCGTTGAGTAGAGCTACCAACTGGTATAGTAATTGAACCTTGTCCTGGTATAATTGTGTTATCAGCTAAACCAATAGTAGGATTGCCACCAGCGCCACTGCCATTAATAACTGTTATTTCATTATTAGTACCATTAATTGACCTTGCTATAGCAACTGCGCCATCTTTTGCTACAAATCCTGTACCAGACAATTCATTAACGTTTTTTCCAAATGCTGTAAATGTTACACTACTTTGTTGATAGTCTGACATTGTACCAAAGTTAAATGATGCTGTATCTAAACGGGCAAATATAGTTAAGATGTCTGTTCTTACTACTAAATCATTTGTATTTGTTTGTAGTGCTAACTGTGCAGCTTCACTATTAACCAAATAAACATTAGCACCACCGCCGCTTTGTACTGAAATAGAACCACTTGCTACTGTTGGATTATCCGTAGCTGTATTTCCATCACTGGTACTTAATCCGCCTGCCAAGTAGCCAGGACTGTTGGGTGCTGTAGGATCGCTACCTAAACTCTTATCATCTTCACGTTGTACTACCTGTGTAGTATAACCAATAATTGTACCACAATAATCGTATACTGGTATTTGATTGTCTACATTACTTTGTGGATCGTCTGCTTGATCTAATAGTGTTAAAAAGTCATCATCAAACAATAGTTTAAAATGTTTTCGTATTCAATTGGATCTGATTCTTGTTGTGACAAGTTACTTGCGCTAATTGGAACAGATCCATTTGACCCACCAAGCGAAGTTCCTGGTCTATATGTAACTGGGTAACCAGCAAGTTTGTCATATAAACCTTTCATACTTGAAGCTAACCTAGCATTACTAGCAACACTTCCGTTTTGTGGGTTATGCATAACACCAACACCACTATTACAACTTGGGTCAGGAGTAGCAAATTGGCTTCCACCTAAACTGTATGATCCATTAATATTATTTTCAAAGCTAATTAAGTTTTTAATACCACCAGCAACACCTTCGATATCGCTACGTATACTATCAATTACACTTTGTCCAAGTGACCCAGCATTAATAGCATCAATATTATTAGCAATGTTTCCTAGTATACCACCATTAAACACGTTACCGTTAAAGCCGCCTGTTCCTATACAAGCACACACTTGACCAGGTACAATGCTACCAATTTGATCAATTAAATTTTTACCAGCACCAAGGAAACTGCCCATTGCTCGTTCTAACATATTTGGAATAGCGATTGGATCTACTGGTGCGCTACAAAAGTTAATCATGTTAGCAACATTTTGTGCTTCTGCCAATACACCATTAAGACGTCCAAGTATACTATCTAACTTAGTGTGATCCATAAAGTCGTTCATTGCGCCATCTAATTGTGATAACGCATCATATAGCTCGCCCTGTAATGCTGGAATACCCAGTAGCGCATTAATGTTTGCGCTCATACAAATCTGAATGTTTGGAAGTTTTATACCATTGCCGCCTAGTACACCACATAACAGTTCACGTAATGTAAAACTATACTCTGCTTGTGCTACTGCTCGTAAGTTACTATTACCTAAAGCAGTGGTACCACTTAAATGATGTTTAGTATCAAGATAGTCATTGGCATTTTGTAAGCCATTTTTAAAATCAGTAAAGTCTGCCATGTTACCCTCCGGCTCTTACATCGCCGCTTGCGCTTGTCGCTGATGGTCCACAGTGTTCAGGACCATAACCTGGTCGTCCGCAATAGCTGTCTGCTGATGAGGGGTCATTTAAAATGATGATAGGTTTACCGCCAGCACGAGTTCTACCACTAGTCGCAGTAGCTTGAAGAACGCCCCCACCATGACTGTTGGGGTCGCCCTCTGTACTAATAAATTGGTTGTTTACTCTGACATTATTGACTGTAGCTCTTGTTGAGGCTCCACACAATCTTTTGTCATTATTTCTGTGTACAAAGTTCATACACGTATTTATTAGATAAGCAGACTGCTTTCTGCTGCTGTTGCTGTCGTAATACCAGTGGTACTCTGCATATATCCGTCAGCTAAGTTCTTTTCAGTTTTTGTAATTGCTACAACTTGCGCTTTACCAATAAACACTGGATCATTGCTTTTTGTATCAATACTCATAATCCAAGGAATAAGCATTGCTTTACCATCTTGTGGGTTAATTGTAAGCACTGTTGGCTTTACTACGTTTAATGCGTTGTCGTCTTCTGAATCAAATCTAGCAACGACTTCTTCGCCAGTGCTACATTTAACAGTCATTACATCGCCTTTTTTAAAGTTTGAAATCTTTAACATTTAAGTCTACTTCTCCTATGAGTTCACGTACAGTTTCGGGTTGTAATCTTACCAACGCCATACCGCCGCCTTCTACTAATAATTTGCCATTATGATAAATTTGTGGCATTGTTCTGTGACCTTCTGTAATTAGAAACTCACGTGCTTCTGGAACAGACTCGACATTGATTTCCTCAAATTCGAATCCGTTCTTTTTTAAATAATCCTTAGCCATGTCACAGTACCCGCATAAGTTTTTGCTGTATACTGTAATCATAAACTAAATCCTTTAAAAGTATCTTCATTTACGTCTTGCTTTGTACCGCCATTAATGTAACTTGTAATTTCAGTTTCTTGTGGTGCTACTTGTACATCTCCACCAGCAATCCATTTTTGTGTCCAAGGTAATGGGTTACTAGTTTGTGTATAAATTTTAGGTAGTCCAGCATTTGTCATACGTTTCATAGCAATGTGTTCAATATACTGACTTAGTAGTTCTTTGTTTAAGCCAAGCATACTACCATCTTTAAACAAATAGTCAGCCCAGGCTTTTTCCTGATCAACTGCGTCAGTGAACATCTTGATACATTCAGCTTCTGTTTCACGAGCAATCTGTTCAAACACTGGATCATCTTTTTTTAATGTTTTAAGTAATAACTGTGTTGATCCTAGGTGTAGGTTTTCATCACGAGCAATAAACTTAATAATTTTAGCATTGCCTTCCATTTTTTTAAGTTCAGCAAACGCCCAGCTACACGCAAATGATACGTAAAAACGAACACCTTCAAGAATGTTAACACTCATTAATGCTAACCAAAGTTTCTTTTTAAGCTCATACAGATCAACTACAACTTTTTTGCCGTTAACAGTATGTGTGCCTTCGCCTAATAGATTATACCAACCAGCACCTTCAATCAAGTCGTCGTAGTACTTGGAAATATCTCCAGCACATTCAATAATCTCTGGAATATCCATCAGTTGATCGAAAATAACACTTGGATCATTATACACATTACGAATAATATGTGTATAACTACGACTGTGAATTGTTTCACTAAACGTCCAGGTAATAATCCAGTTCTCTAGTTCTGGTAAACTTACAATGCTACCAAACGATTCCACTGGGCCACGCCCTTGTACACTATCCAACAAGATTTGTCTTTTAAGATTACTTGTAAAGATATGTTGCTCATGATCTGTCAACTGTTTAAAGTCTTTCCCATCACGATATGTATCAACTTCTTCTGGACGCCAGAAGAATCCTAGTTGTTTATCTGTAAACTTATCAAAGCTAGGATACTTCATTGTATCGTAACGCTGAATAGTCACTCCGCCTGATGGGTCAAGGAATGCCAAGTTATTTGTTTGGCTACCTTTGTTAGTTACGTCAAAAACACTCATTCAATCTCTCTCTTTATATTACACAGCTTTCGCATTCATCGT